CTCCGTGGGAGCTGCCTCTGTGGGCTGTTCCTGCGGCAGTTCAATGGCCGGAGCCTGTTCCGGTGGCAGCTCCGGCAGGGGTTGCACGGGCTCTGCTTCCTCGGTCGGCATAAGCTCTGCGCCGTTCGTCGCGGTGCTGGGCTCCTGTTCCTTGAGCTCCTGCATGGCAGGCTGCTCAACCTCCGGCAGTTCCGGCTCCGGCGCGGTGTCGTCCGGGGCGTTCGTGGCGTTTTCCGCGCTGTTCACGGCTGCGAGGATTCTTTCGGTCTCCTGCGTGGGGAACACCTCGGACCCACGCGCGCCGATGATAAGCTCGGGGCCCTCCTCACCGGCGATGTAGACGTCCTCCTGTGCGGACAGAGTGCCGTTCGCGTGACCGGCGACTGCCGTGGTGGTTGGCGTCGTTGTCGGCGCAGTTTTCAGGTGGGAGGCGGCTGCGCTCGCAACGGCCTCCGCTGCGCTCCCGGCCTCGCCGGTCATGGAGCGGATTGCATCACAGTAGGCCTTGATGGTGTCCTGTGCCGCTTTCCGGGCCTCGTCGGTCATCTCCATGTTTTGAACCGTCTTGGACATCCGGGTCTCGATTTCGCCCATCTTCTCGTCGAAGTCGGTTTCCATCTTGGCGACGTTGTCCGCGAAGGTGTCCTTTGCCTTTTCGGTCTCCTCAAACTTGGAGTTAAACTCGGTGACGAACTTGGAGGCCGCTGCGGGCATCCCCTCGGTGCTGCCTCCCAGTTTCTCGATGTTCTGGATGATGGCGTTGATGTAGCCCGCGCTTTCCTCGCTGCCATCACTCAACGACTTAATCAGGCCGTCATCGAGGCCGTATTCTGCGGCCTTTTTGAGGTTTTCAGAGTAGAGGTTGAGGTAGTCCGTCTGGCTCTGCATGGCCTTTTCCATGTCGCTGATGGACAGCTCAGACGAGGTTTTCATCGTGTCAAACAGACCGATTTGCCCCTCGATGCTCGTCCGGGCCGATTCATACGCCTTGTCATAGGCCGCTGTGAGGTTATCGAGCTCCGTCTGTGCCGTACTGACGGCCGCGCTTACAGCCTCCTCATAGCTGACGGTCTGGTTCTGCGAATCCTCGACCGCCTGCGCGACGCCGCGCCACTCGCCCTCGATGTCGGAGAGGGTCTGCTGGTTCTCGTCGTAGGCAGCTTGCAGCTCCTCGAGGGATTTCTTGTAATCGTCGATGTCGGAAGTCCACGCCACCCACGGACTGTCCTCCATCCAAAAGCCGCTGCCGCTGACCCAGTCGCCGGTGACGTCGTCCTGCCTCATGCCGCGCCGCTGACGCTCCGCGTCGAGGTTGGCCTCCGCCTCCGCGATTTGCTGTTCGAGGCTGCTCTGCTCTTTCAGCAGATCAACATAGGTCTGCTGCTGCTCGGCCTTGTACTCCGAATCAGCCTGCGCCTTTGCGGCTTTCTTGATGGCCTCGACGGTCGCGTCTACGCTTTCGGTCACGCCGTCGTAGGTCAGGCCGAGACCCGGGACGTCGGCGTTGAGCTGGTCGATGATGGCTTTCATCTCCGTGTAGCTCGCGGTGGTCTGCGTGTTCTGCGAGGCCAACTCCCCGAGCCGCTGGGTCAGAGCCAGTGTGCCGAGCTCTTGGTCCTTGATGCTCGAGGTGGAGCTGTTGTAGGCGTCCATGACCTTGTTGTGGCTCTCGACGAGGCCGTCGCACTCCGCCACAAACTCCTTGACGGTCTGCCGGTTGGTTTCAAACTCGTCGTTGAGCTGGTCGAGCTGGTAACGCAGGCTGTTGGCCGCGTCGGAGTTCTCGCCGTACTGCTCACAGGCTGCATTGTACTGGTCGTTCAGCCTCTGCAGCTCGTCGTACTGGTCACGGCAGGTGGCCGTCATGCCCTCGTACTCGTCGCTCTGCGTAATCAGCACTCCGGTCAGGGTAACGGCCGCTGCTGTAACAGCAACAATGCCTGCTGCCGCGAGGACGTAAGGGTTAGCCGCCAGCGTCGCAGTGAATGCCTCCGTCACGAACTTCGCAGCCGTGGTTGCGAGGTTGTAGGCAGCCAGCGCGCCCGTGAATCCGCCCACGCCGACCGCAATGGCCGAAATGGCCGCCACGACGGCCGGGTGCTCGTCCACAAAATCACTCATGCCCGCAAATACGTTGGTGAATCCCTCGTATACCTGCGTGAGCGCGGGGTTGAGCACATCGCCGACAGAGATTTTCAGGTTGTTGAACGCATTCTCCATCCGCTGCTTGCTCTTGTCGGTCGTGTCCGCCATCGTGGAGTATGCCTTTTCGGTTGCTCCTGCGCTGGTACGCATAGATTCGAGCACACTGTTGTACTTGTCTGCTCCTGCGTTGAACAGGGACAGTGCACCGATACCGGCCTCCGTGGAGTTCCACAGGGCGTTGAACGCTGTGCTGTCTCCATCTACCGCGTTACCCAGCATAGCCATCACATCGCCGAGCGAGTAGCCCTGCTCCATGAGCTGCGCAAAGGTCTTGCCGGTGGAGCTCAGCAAGACCTCAGAAACGCCGCTGCCGGTGTCGCCGAGCTCATTCAGCATCGACTTGAGGTAGGTGCCGGATTCTGCGGTAGCGATACCGTTGGCGGTTAGGACAGCGTAAGCCGAGCTAAGATTGTCCATCTGGACGTTGTACGCAGACGCCAGAGGAATGACCTTGCCGACGCTCTGCGCCAGTTGGTCTACGCTCGTTTTGCCGAGGTTCTGGGTGGTGATAAGGTAGTCGGAAAGCTGCGTTGCATCCGACGCCGCGAGGCCGTAGGCATTGATGGCCGTTGTCAGAACGTCAACAGCCGTGGTCGCCGACGTAAAGCCGCCGACGGCCAGCTTGGTCGCGGTTCCCGCAAAGGCCGCAGCGTCCGCCGTGTTGATGCTGGCTGAAATGGCCTGATAGGTCGCCTCCGCCATGTCGCTGGCCGCCTCGCCGGTCTCGTTGGAGTAGCTGCGCACCTCTTTCGAGATGCTGCTCAAGGATTTCTGGCTTGTGTCCGCGATGGTAGCAACCATTGCAGTGGAGGTCTCGAACTGTGCGGCCGCTTCGGAGCAGTCAAAAAAGCCGTTCTTAATCTCGTTCAGAGTGGCGGCTATTCCGGCCGACGCAAGGACGCCTTGCAGCTCCTTGATGCCGTCGCGGCCCTTTTTGCTCGATTCCTCGCTCTGCTTGCCAGTTTCCTCGGACTTATCACCGAACTTCTCGACCTCCTCCGAGGCTTTACGGGTTGCCTCCGCTGCCTCGTCGAGGTTCTTCTCGGTCTCGGTCGTTTTCTCGGACAGGATGCCGGTAGAATTTGCCGCCTGCCCGGTGGCCTTTTCATAGTCCCCGATGGCCGAGGACAGGTCATCGACGGAATCAGCAGCAGCGTCGGTGCTCTTGGCGGTCTGAGCGGCCGTGCGGGAGACTTTGCTCAACGCTCCGTCTGCCGCCGTGCCGGTGTTCTCGAACGCCTCAAGAGCCCGTTCGCCGCTCTGCGTCATCTCGTTGAACTTGGAGGAGATTTCGTCGATGGCCTTGAATACGACTTTCAGTGTTGCCATGTCGGTCCTCCTATCGCCTTATAGGGACGAGCTTCATGGTATCTCTTCTGCTCGGGCGCGCGCTTTCCTCCTCCTCGGAGGCAATGTAAAAGAGCTTCTGTCTCCGGCTCATTCGGTCGAACTCCTCCGGTCGGAGGCCGTGCCGCTGCCAAAGAACATGGGCCCAGTACGTCTCGCTGCCCGCGCTGCGAATCAGTTTTTTGCGTCGTCGATTTCCTTTTCATCGGCCTGCTTCTGCTCCTCCTCGGAGAGCTGGCCGCCGATGCCCAGCAGAGCCATGACAACGCGGGTGACATGAGCAAACTCGTCGGCGCGGGAGAAAACCTTTTCCGGCATCTGGGTGATGTCCACGCAGTTGTAATACTTCATCAGCTCCGGGTCGTCCAGCTTGGGGTACTGCAGGGCCTCAACGAGGATGTGACGGGTGGCCTTTGCATTGTCGCGCTCGTCGCGGAAAACCACGTTGCCGCCGTTGATGTAGGGATTGCCTTTCTTGTCAAGAGCGACAGTGTGGGTGTGGTATGCTTCGTTGATTGCGCGGATGCGCTCAGAGGACAGCACCTTGACCTCGAGCTGGATGACCTTGCCGTTCTCGTCCTTAAAGCTCTCCGGGGCCGGTACGGTGACGACCCTCTCCACCTCTGCTGCCTCGCGCATAAAATATTTCAGGTTCTTGCTCATAGCTGTCTCCTCCAAAATAAAAATCGGAGCCCCTCCACCTAGGAGAGGCTCCGCCTGTATGCTCCCGATGAAAATGTCGGGAGGTTAGATGATGTTCTTGATGTTGAAGTTGATGACGTCATCGACCACGCTGCCGCTCTCTGCATCCAGTGCGGTCAGGGGCAGGTCGCCAGTCAGGACGCAACCGACGCAGGTCACGACGTCGGAGCCGTGGGCTGCATAGTAGTCAGAATTAGCGTCGTCCATGATGCCCTGAATCACGAGCTCGGGCGTCGCTCCGGTGGCCTGATACTCCTTGATTTTGGTCTTGAGCCAGTTGTTCGTCCGGCGACGGGTCATGCTGCCGGTGATGGTCGCACCCACCCAACGGCTAGACGGGGTTTTCTCGTTCAACTGGCGGCCGGTCCACACTTCCGGGGTGAAGTTGATATTCATCTTCACGTCGTCCATGACCTCGACGCCGTCGATGAACGCATGGCCCTCACGGAGGCTAATAGGGTTTTTGTTGTACTGCATAACTTACCTCCTGCTGCTTTAGCGGGTCTTGACGGTGAAGAACAGCTTCTCGGCAGAATCCACAGGCTGGATTGCGACGATGAAATAAACCTCGTCGCCGCTGCTCAAAGATTCGTCGATTTTGAAGTCCGCGTCATAGTCCACGTTCTTGATGGCCCCCATGTCCTCGTACTGCTTGAGGATGGTCTGGCCGATGCCCTTCATAACGGCGTAGCCGGTCGGGCTGTTGTCGTACTTGTTGGGTGGGAAGTTATTCTGGATGGTCTCCTGAATAGCGTCCAGAGTGCGGATAACGCGGTTCTTGCTGTACGTCTTGTCCTTGGGCTTCTTGAAGGAGACCAGAGAGTTGATGTCGTACTCAATGATGACGTTGCCCGCCTCGGAGTAGGAGAAGAACATCTCGCCGTTCTTGATGGCCGCAATGGCTGCTTCGTTGTCCTTGGGGTCCACGATGCCGGTTGCGCCGTTGTAGACCTCGTAGGTGTTGGACTTGATGCAGCTGGCGGATGCGGTGATGCCTGCAATGAACGCGCAAGCCTCCGCGTGGGTCAGCTCAACGCCGTCAACAACAACAGAGTTGGTGACATTGATGATGCCCTCGTGGTCAGGGCTCTTTGCGTCCGGCAGAACCGCATTCACGCCCTTTCCCATGCTCTCGCGCATATACTTGATTTTGGTTCTGACTGCGGTCTGCAACGTATCATCGGTAACGGGAAAGCACAGAGTATTGAACTTGATGCCCTCCATCTTGTCCACAAACGCGGTGACGTCGCCGTTTGCGCTGGTGACGTTCGTGCCGCCTGCCAGCTTCACGCCGGATGCCGCTTTCAGGTCGCCCGTACCGGCGAACTTCACCAGCTTGTCGTCTGCTGCGGCTGCAATCAGCTCTTCGACGGTCTTGACGCCCTCGTACACAGCGGTGGCGTCAGCATCCAGATACACGGTGACGTCAAAGCCGCCGACGGGGTTTGCGACGACAGAAACGTGAATATCGTTGCCGCGAGTGCCGCCGTACTTGGCCGTGACGGTCAGCGGAGCGGCGGCTCCGGTTGCGGCCGTGCCGCTCTCCGTGATGTAGACGATGACCTTGGCAGCCTTTTTGAATGCCTCACGAATCAGGCGCATCTTATCGTTGGTCGCGTCGTAGACACTGCGGCCGAGCTCCACACTGTAAGCATCCGGGGCCGCTGCCGTCAGGGTGATGGGCGTCTTGGCGGGGCCAAAGTCGTAGCCAATCAGGGGCAGCAGCACGATGCCGCGCTCAGAGTTGCCGACGGTGTCGTTGCGGTCGCTCTCGAAGTTGATGTAAGTGCCCGGGCGGGTCTTTCCCGCCAGCTTATCGTATTTACCACCTGCCATTAAACAACGGCCTCCTTTCCGAGCCACTCGTCGATGTGCTTCTGCATCTCCTCGACGGTGTATTCGCCAGTCATGCCCGCCGTGGCACCGGCGAACGTGCTGGCCGAAACATGAAAAAGCGTCCGGCAAGCCTTTGCCAGACGCTCAACAGGGAACTTCTGCGCGGTCTGTGCCGCACTCGCGTTCTTCTCTGCCATGCAGATACCTCCTATTCAGTTTTTCCCTCGGCCGCTTTGAGGTCGAGGTTGTAGTGCATTACCTTCTGGCAATCCACCCTGTTGTACGGGCGGCGGCTGTCCCAGTGGAGTGTGAGCTGGGTTGTGCCTGTGTCCAGCCGTTTCACTCCTCCGGGGTCTTTGAGCCGCACTCCGCCTCCTGCCGCTGCTCCCGTCTCGTCAATGAGCGGAACCAGCAGGCGGGCTGCGCAGAGGGCGTTCAGGGCCGCTGCCGCGCTTGCGTAGGCGTCCTCGTCCGTGCTGGCGAAAAACCGGATGTACCAGTCATATTCCACCGCATAGGACGTGAACGTGTCGCCGAGAGGTGTGAGCTCCGGCTGCGGAAAGAAAACAGAGGGTACGACGAATCCCTCCGGGATGTCCCAGTAATAGGGCGTAATACCGGGTACGGAATCGAGGATAAAGCGGATAACGCTTGCGATTTCCTGCTCTAAGGCAGCCATAGGTTTCACCTCACAAAAAATCCTTGAAATACTCGTCCAGCCAGCTCTGCAGCTTCTTTTCGAGCAGCTCCGGGTAGAGCTTTTCTAGGATTCTGATGGAGCTTTCCCAGTAGTGGGAGCCCTCCACCCATTTCATTTTTAGGACCATCCCGGTCTTTTCTCCCGGGGTGTAGATGAAGCGGTCCTTTCCGTTCGCCTTTTCCCAGTGTCCGGGAACGAATCGCCTCTCTATCCCTTTCGGGTTGGTCCAGTGGCCGTCATTTACGAACTTGGCGTACTCGACGTTCGTGCCAACCTCAAGGGTCAGGCCGTTCTCGTCGAGTGTCCAGACGTTCTCCCCGTCGCCTTTTTGGAAACTGTGGAGCAGCAGCCGATAGTCCAGCACGTTCCGGCGAACGATTTCATCTTGCAGAATGCGTAGGAACTCCGTGCCGAGCCCCTCAAGGAATTTGTTCAGTGCCCGCTTAAAATCGCCCTGCGCGGCCTTTCCGAGCCGCTTCACGAAGTTTTCGAGCTCTACTGTGTCGAATGTCACCTGCGCCATTACAATGGCCTCTGTTGGGCTGTGCGGTATATCTTTACCGTCATGTGATGCCCTCGGATGTTTCGCGGTTGACCTGCGGTGTATTCGAGCCCTGTTTCGCTGCTGACGATTTTGTCGTTGAGCCTGATGTCCGTTCCTGCCGGGAGCGTGAGCTTTATGTCGCTGTCCATATCGTTCTGCGGTTGCTGCTGGGCGATTTGGATGGACGCGCTACGCACTCCGAAATGGCACGGGACTTCCTCGAGGTCCGGCTGTTTTGGGTATTTGAACTTGGGGGAGCCGGGGAGCCCGTAGCCGGGGCTCGTGCTCTCCTGCTGGGCGTGGTAGATACTGCAACGATGGTCAAAGAAGTCCTCAATAGCCATTGGCTCAGAGGCTCCTTAACCGCATCGTGACGCCGTTGAGCGGCTGTACGACGACGTAATCGTCCAACAGGCTCTCCACGCCCAGTTTCCCGACGTCTATGATGCTGCTCTCTGCCGTGTAGGAGTAGTCGTCAAAGGTCTCGCTTTTGAGGCGGACTTTGGTCTGCTCAACGGCATTGTGGGCGTATGCCTCCGCGATAAGGAGGACCGCCGTCTTGACGTTCTCCGGGATTTCGGGGTATTTCTCCGGGTCGTCGAATCTGTTGTTGCAGTAGTTGATGACCCAGCTCTCCGCCCGGGAGATGTCAATTTTGAGCTTGCTGTCGGTGCGGTTCTTTACTTCCTCAAATTCTGTGTACTCTTTGAGTTCCTCCGGCGTGACCCACGGCCGTTCGGCCATCAGCCCTCCGGGGCGATGATGGCGGCCGCTGCGGCTGCATCCGCCTCATACTCACGAATCTTCTGCAAAATGCTGGCCTTAGTGGTGCAGCCGGTCAGGTCGATGCCGTTGTCCTCGGCAAATTCCTTGAGCTCGTCGAGCTTCATCTTGGAAATGTCAGGAACTTCCACGGGCTCCTCGGCGACGGCCGCGACGACCTCCGCCTTGTCCTTGCCGGTGGTATCGACGCCCATATCGTCAGCCAGCTTGTCGAGCTGCTCCTCGTCCATCTCGCCGAGGAAGTCGGCGCACAGATGGCCGGTGACGGTGTGAGCGTCAGGGAGAGCCTCGAAATAGCCGCTTTCCAGCAGCGCGGTATATTTCTCGGGGTCGTCCACAAAGACGTCAGGATGCGCCGCAGAGGCGCGCACAACGCCATCATAGGACAGACCTTTAATCAGTCTGAGGTGCATAGCGTCCTGCCTCCTGTTAGATAGATGCCAGACCGGTCACAATGGCCGTTGCGTCCAGCTCCTCAACCAGCGTATCGAAGTCGAAATGCACGACATAGAAACGCTTGTCCTGATAGATGGCCTCCGGGCCCTCGGTGGTCTTGCGGATGACAACGCCGTAGGAGTTGACGACGACCAGATTCTTCGGGTCGGTCAGCATAATAACGTCGTCAGGCAGGGCCGGGACCTCGATGACGGGAACGCTGGCGGGGTTCTCGACGCGCTTGTCGGTGATGATGCCGCCTGCGGTGACTGCCTGATTCAGGATGTAACGCTCCCACTCCTGACGGCGGTGGGGGGACATCAGCCAGCGGAGAGTGCCGTTGTTGAACTTGTCGGGAACTGCGCGCAGGCCCTTGTAGAACACATCCAGAACCATTGCGCCAGAGTTGATGCCGGACACATCGACAACGTGGCCGCCCTCCTTGAACTGCTTGACCCAGCCGTCGTTCACCTTGAGGAAGTCGGCATCATCGACAGTACCCAGCTCGGTGGCCTCTCCTGCGTCGAATGCGCCTGCGGTGTGGGCTGCGGTGTACTGGTAGACCTTCTTGTTGTATGCGACGAGGTCGCCAATAGCGTAGGTCTCGGAGGAGCTGAACTCCTTGACCTTGGCATACCGTTCGTCGCCGTTCAGGCACAGGTCCTCGCGGTCGCAGCCAATCTGACGGGTCATCAGGTTGGTGACGATGGTCTCGTAGTTGGAGCCCTCGATGTTTTCGCGCAGGGTCTCCTCCGTGATTTCCCACGGCAGACGGACAGGGGTGCAAGCGTATTCCAGCTTGCCATGCTTCACGCCGGAGCGGTAGCCGTCGTCGGTGTTCTCGGTCTTTTTGCGCAGCAGACGGCGGCCGACGCCAATCTTGTCGATTTCGCCGGTCTTTGCGGAGCGCAGCTCGTGGCGGACGAGGCCGCTCAGCGGAGTGGCCTCAAAGGTCTGCTGAATGAACTTCTTCGCCTGCTCCGGGTTCAGTGCGCCGCCAGCGGCCAGACCGGCGGTGGTGATGGTCTGGCCTGCTGCGTTCACGATTGCCTTATTGTTTCTCATGGTCATAGTGCTTGTTCCTCCTTACAGGATACCAGCGAGATAGTGCGGCTCGGACTTCTCGACAGGGTCCTCCGGGTCGCCATCATCGTTCAGGTTGGTCGGCAGGCCTGCGGCCTTGCGGACGGGTGCGACAGCCTTGGCAACGGCCTTTGCGACGACGTCTGCAACATTCTCGGCGGTCAGCAGCTCCGGGGTCTTTTCGGGCTCCTCCTGCTGGCCGAGAGCCTTTGCGACGGCTGCCTCGACCATCTTGCTGACGGCCTCGACGGTCAGGCCTGCGGGCTCTGCTGCCGGTTCTGCGGCTTTCTGGACGGGGTCAGCCGCGGGCTTCTGCTGGGTTTCCAGTGCCTTGGCGACGGCTGCCGCCACGGTATCTTCGATTTCTTTCTTGGTCACTTCGGTTTCCTCCTGTTCTTCTTCGGGGAATTTATCGAGGAACTCCCCGAGGTTTGTGTAGATGGACTGCAACGTGCTGCGGTTGGCTTTGCTCATGGCCTTGCCAGCCTTGATGACGGCGCAGCTTTCGAGCGATTTCGCAACGGGCTGCCCTTTGGTGAGCAGCTCGGTGACGATGTTGTTGAAGTCGTTCAGGGCGTTTCGGATGGTCTCCTCGTCCGACGCAAACTCCCAATGGTCATTCTCCCAGTTGTACCGGTACAGAACGTCGTTGAGCGCGTAGAACGCGGTCCAGAAGTTGTCGCTCTGGATGCGCTTGGTGTAGTTGTCGGCAACTTCACCTTTCTCGACAACATCAAAGCCGAGGGCAGCGGCCATCTTCTTGAAGATGCCGCGCATACCCTTTTCGGGCTGCTCCTCCGCCTTTGCCACTCCGTCATCGGGCAGCGGGTCGTCCTCGTCGCTGTACTTGCCGACGCCGCCCATGGAAAAGCCGGTGATTTCGCCTTTCTGGACTTTCTCGAAAATATCCGGGTCGTCCACCTCGACGGTCATCATCCATGTGCCTTTCTTGATGGCCTGCTCTCCGACGCTCATATCGCAAGGTGCGACATAGCTCTCGACGACGGCCGCCTTTTCGAGCGGCTCGAACGAGTGCTGCACATCCACCTGATTGCCGTTCTTGGCGAACCAGTACGCTGCCTTGGTGATTTCCTGCTCCGTCATGTAATTGCCGTGGGCGTCCTCTGTGAGGGGCTCATAGACAATGCCGGTGATGTAGTGGCTATCAGCATCCGCGTTGACGATTCGGCCGTAAGAAGCAAAAGAGGCGGAGCCGTGCTCCGCCTTGGTGATAAGAAACTGTTTCTTGTTGGCTGCCTTGTCTACAAGGCTGACAAAAGAAATCTTTGCATCTGTGATGGCGTATGCTTTCTCGATTTTGCTCATGGTTTTCTCACCTCCTCTCTACGCCCCTAGGTAGGGCGTCTAATGGTCGGCCATGCGTCCTTGCCACTGCGCTCAAGGAGCGCAACGTCAAAGGGCTTGCGGCCTATATCCTCAAGCGATGAATAGAACCAAACGACCATATCATCGCACTGGGGCTCGTCTACGATGGAGAAAATGCGCCGGAGCTCGTCCTCCGGTGCGTCTGCCGGTGCTGCGCACCACTTGACGATGCGCAGCCTCCCGGGGAGCTGGTATCTCTCGACCCGCTCCACATGGTACTTAGGCTTGAAAAGGCGGCAAATAATCGTCGAAACGATGCGGTCAAGTGCTTTCCACATGGGGCTCCTCCTCCGGCATAATGATTTTGACGTTGGGGTTCTCAATCAGAGCCTCAATCTCGGATAAATCGGCTCCGAATGCAATCCGTAATTCAAGCGTCGCGGGCTGTCCTGCGTCATGGTGCATGGTGTACCCGTTTACGATGTTCGCCAGCTCGATGCCGTCGATTTTGAGAATAGGCTGCTTTCCAACTCGGGCTTCGTCGATGGTAACTTTCATGTGTAGTCCTCCTCGTTGATGCCTGCGCGCGCCTTGTTCTGCGCGTCGAGCTCTTTCTCCCACTCGCCGTCGTCCTCCGCGATGGCCTGCGCTTGGAGGGCCTGCCGCTCCTCAAGGGATAGGCCGAGCACCTCCTCGCTCACGACCGGCTGCAAAAGGCAATGGCAGTTGACGCTCTCTCTCGGCGGCAAACAGACGTCTCGCGGGGTCATGGGGTAGTAGGTATTTCCGTCAGCTCCAATCAGGGTGAACGGCTGCCCTTTCGGGACGTGAACGCCGTCCATATCCACATGGTTCTGTCTCGGGTCGTTCCGGTATGCTCCGGTGTGTTTCCACATCTTCTCCTCGACGGCCGGGCTCTGGATGTAGCTCTCGAGCTGTGCGTATCCGTGTGCCCGGAGCACCTCCGTAAGGGCCACGCGCCGCGCCCGGTAGCCCGGGGAGCGGATGCCGCTGTCTGCAATGAGGTTTGCGACGTCGTTGATGCCCTTGCCGTCGTTCAGGCCCTTTTGCAGGACTGCCTCGATTTCGGTCTCAGTGTCCAGCTTCATAATGTCGGCGAGGTCGCTGCTCCACGAGCTTATCCAATCGGTTGTCCGCTTGGTGAGCTTCGTAACGGTGAGCTCTGCATCCGTTTTCTGGACGTAAGCCTCAACATACGTCGGCATGATGGTGGAAAACTGAGTATGGAAAACGTCGAAAAGGTCCTGCGCCAGCTTGCTCTTGTTCTTGAGCTTCGGCCAGTTGTCCTTGAAGAAAGTTTCAAGGTCGATGGCGTCCGCCAGCTCCTTGAGCAGGTCGTCGGCGTTGTCCTCGAGGAGCTTCGTCACGACCTCCTCGATTTCGTCCACGGTGTTCAGGCTCTCTTTTGCCTTGAGGTATCCCTCCATCGTGAGCTGCTCGTACAGGTCGTTTTCTGCTTTGGCGAGGTATGCGTCGATGGCCTTGATTAGGGGTCCGCAGCGTAAGCACTTCACTCCGCGTCGCCCTCCTCCTGTTTCATGTCAGTCAGCAGGCGGCGGACCTCTTTCATCACGGCGACGAGCTCCGTCTCATTAGCGGCTGCCGCTTTCTGAATCTGGCCGTCGAGCTGTTCCTCCACGCTAGGCCCGCCCTGCTGGGCGTTCTGTGCGGGCTTTGTCTCCGGCTGTGCGTTTTCCTTACCAGCGTCAGAACCGCCATTCTGCGCCACGCTGGGGCTGTTTCCAGCCACGGCGATGGCTGCGGCCCGCTGCTGTGCGTTGGTAAACGCGAGCGGAATGTCGCCCCACTCCTCGGGGAAGTCCTCCGAGGTCTCGCCGAGGGCCTTGTACAGGACGCTCTTTGCCTTGTTCGGGGTGAGGCCGCCCGCGTTGTTGCAGACGGTCAGCAGCTTGTACAGGTCGTCCGGGTTGGAAACGTCCGGCGCGCGGAAGAACACCTCGACGTACTTGAACTGATAGCAGTTGAGCAGCCTGTTGTTGATGGCCCACGCCAGACGCCGCCGCTCCGGCTGGAATACCTGCTTCTCGGTCACTTCCATGGCCGTCTGCGCCGTCGCGCGGTTGAAGTCCGTCGTGTATCCGGTGTACAGGTCCGGGAGCTGGAACGCGCTCTGTACTTTCCGCCGGTTGTTTTCGAGGTAGTCTTGGAAAAGCTCGTCCTTTTGCAGGATAGCGGCAAGGTCCTTGACCTCGACCTCCGGCCGGTTCTCGGCGTTGAATCCGGTGCGGTTGTCTGCCGCCTCCGTTTCCAGCACCATGAAACTGTGCTGGCCAGCCTCGCCTCGGATGCCGTTCATGTACTCCTTGAGCTTGGCGAAACTATCGTCCGTCAGGCTGCCGCCCTTAACCATAATCAGCAACGGGGTGTGTCGGCCGTTCAGGAAATAGTTATTGTTGAGGCTCTCCGCTCTCCGGGCTCCGTCTACGGTAAGGATGGAACCAACCCACCGGACCTTGCCGTATGTGGCGGTCCCGATGGCGAACTCGATTATTTCGTTGGCGCGGCTCTTGAACTCGAGCTCGGTGACGTACTCTCCGCTCGTCGGGTCCATGATTCGCGGGTCTCCGAACTCCTTGTAGTAGACCGTCTTGCCGTTGACGGTCTGCTTATACTTGCGGAACTTCCTCATGCGATTCTCGGTGTGGTCCCGGTGGAAATACGTCACCTCGACGCGCGGGTCCAGCCTCCGGCTCTTTTCCACGCTTGGGGTGTCCTCGATGAACTCGAGCTGAATGACGTTCCCGTCCATGTCCCGGATGACCTCCGCGTAGGCGCAGCCGTAGGTTTCCCGGGCCTCCACGATGTCCTCAAAGAGCTCGTTGCTCTCCTGCTCCATGTTGAGCATCTCGACGACCTCTGTCGCCCGGTCCCACTCTGCTTTCATCTCCGGGGTTTCATCCGCGTCCGCAAAGTCGTCTTTGTACCGGATGTCAATTCCGAATCCGGCGATGTTGGACTTGTAGGCCCGGATGCACTGCGGGAGTATGGTGCTTTCGTCCACCATCTTGGAAAGCCCTCGGAGGTCAAACGGTGGCTTTGCCCAAACGCCTGCCGTGTACGCCTCCTCCGGCGTGATTTGCAGGGAGCCGTCTGCTTTGGCGATGGGCTTCATCCCGCCGCGCTGCTCCGGGTCGTCCGCTTTAACGATGCGGACGTTTACCCGCTGCTGGGCGGGCTGCTTCTTGTCGCTCACTTCTTAACGTCTCCTCTCCTCTTGGGTTTGACCGGCAGGCACAGCAGGAGGATGCAGTCGGCCTCGTCGGGCGAGTGCATCCCGCGCTTTTTCATGGCGTCCTTGCTCTCCACGCGGATTTTGGCGTCGTCGGTCATGGAATACTTTCGTGTGGAAAGCTGGCCGACGAGGTCGTTATCGTTCGGGAGAATGAGCTGGACGGGTTTCTGTGTGCCCTCCGGCGTCTGCGGTGCAAGTAGGTTCTTTACGACGCTCATCATGTAGGTGGTGCTGTCGTAGTAAAAGTCATGGTGTATGCGCTGGCCGAAGTAAACGGGGATAATATCCATCCACCAGAACCGCTCCGGCTGCTCGCGCTTTACGCGCCGCAGGCGGTCCGTGACGCCGCCGCCGAGGCCGCTGTCGTCTATCTTGATGGGGATAGCCTTGTCGAACCGGTACTTTTCCATGAGCTTTAGGCCGAGCTCCATGATGTCGTCGGCCGTCTGCATAAGGTCCTGCCCGCTCTTGCGCTTGTAGAACATGGCCTTTTCGTCCACCTTGTAACCGATGACGGTGCGGTCGTCACCATAGCGGGCAACGTCGCAGCCGATGTCGATGCGGACAGGTTTTGCCGGTTCCGTCCATTCGGTCATAATGGATTTTTCGACGAGCGGCAGAGGGATGAAAACATCGTTCTCCTGCCGGGGGAACTCTCCGGCGACACGAACACGGAAAACGTCCGAATCCTCGCCGTACATCTGGATGATGGTCTTGACGAAGTCGTCCGAGACGCGGCTGCTGTTCCGGCCGTCAACATGGAACGTGGTGTAGCTGCCTCTGTTCTTGTGGTGGCTGTCATAGAAAAAGCCCGACAACTGTGTCGGGTTTCCGCACATGAGCAGCCGCGCTCCGGGCGTCGAAAGTGCGCCCAGCACCGGCTCAAATACCTTGTCGTCCACGCCGCTGGCCTCGTCGATGATGTAGAGGATGTCGTCGGCGTGGAATCCCTGCAGGGCGTCCGGCTTGCTGGCCGTTCTGGCCACAGCGAACCACTCCTCTGGGTACTGCTTCATGTAGACCTTTTCCTTTGTCCACATCAGCTCCCGCTCGAGGGCTTTATTGTTGCGCAGCCACTTGCTTATTTCCGCCCACAGAATATCGAATAGCTGATGCTGCGTCGGGGCTGTGCAAGGGATTTTGGGAAATGGCCGGGTTGACATAAACCAGATAACGGTCCACGCCTCGACCGCGCTCTTGCCGATGCCGTGGCCGCTGCGGACGCTCGTCATCTGATTCTTTGCCACAGAATCCAATATGGCGCGCTGGTTCTTGTCCGGCGTAACGTGGAGCAGGTCCTCGACAAAATCAGCCGGGTGGTCTGCGTAGTACAGGATAGCCTCTTGGGTCATCATGTCTGTTCTCCTCGTTTCCGGTTCTCGTATGCGGCCGCGATTTCATCGGCGAGGGAGAGCGTGGTTTCCTCCTGCTCCTCCGCCGTCTTGCCTCCGGCCGTGACGCCTGCCTCCTCCATCCGGTTATCACGCTCAAGCTCTGTGGCCTTGTCGAGGAACTGGATAATGTCCTTTGGCGTCATCGACCCGTCCGGCAGATTCTTGAGCTCCGCGAGGGCTTTCTCTTGGAGCTGCAAGGCGATGCCGATGTGGCGGGTCCTCATTTTTTTGTACTTTCGGAGTGCCTCTTGTCGGGCTACGTCATCCAAATGGTTGTCATACGCTCGGCAGCGTTCTCCCCACTTTTTCTCGCGGCTCCAACGCTTGATAAGCGTGTCACTCTTGGATAACTGTTCGGCAACGACCCGTAGGCTCCTGTTTGAGCCCATATCTCGGTAGATGGCAAATGCCTCGTAGGCCTGCGCGCTTTCGCCCGGTTGACGCTCCCAAAGGTCGTCTTTGGTCCTATTCGGCATTGTCCTCCTCTCCTCACTTTCAGCTCTGTCCTGGGCTGCGAGGCTCCGCGCCCGTAATCCAGAATAGGGTGCTTTCCGGTGCGATGCCGGAGCTTCTAAACCACTGCATCGTCTTTGCCTCGTAATGAGGATGCAGGCGAATGCCCCCCCATGTAGCCGCTGCGGACTTCTCATAGACGAATCCGGGGCTGTGGAAAAGGTCGTGGTACTCAAACTCTCGGTCTGCGCCGTACTTTTTGAGGGTCTCATGGATGAATCCGCGCCGGTCCGGGGCCGTAGCTACGAGGTGCATCCTCTTGACCCGTTTCCCGTACCTGTGCAGTCCTATCATCACGCCGGTGGCGGTGATGCCGCTGCCGCAGGTCATCACGAGGTTTTCTATATCGTCCGGGAGGTTCTCTGTCTGCGCCGCAACTGCGGTTAGCAGCGTGTCGCCGTACCCGATGATATTGATGCCGTACTGGACAATAAAGCTGTTTTCCTGCGCCGCCAGCTCTTTTGCGCGGGCGTGTAAAATGCTGTGGCGGCCGGAACGTGCTGCGAGCACTATGGACGCCCCATATTTCATCGCCAGCCGGGGCATAGGCAGAGCCGCAACGCTCTCCCGGGTGGTTCCACCGTACACGATTCTGCACGGCATCCCGTTCGCCCGGGCCACTGCTGCGGTGATGGGTGCTTGCGGGGAGTGGATGCTGCAATACGTCAGCAGGCTCTTGTAGTCCTTCTTGATGCTGTTCACCAGCATCACGCATTGCCGGAGCTTTCCTCCGTTCACCTCTCCGGGGCCAAACGGGGCATAAAGGTCGTCCCGCTTGATGCGCAGCCCGTCCACCTCCTGAACCGGCGTCAGGCTGTACTCATTCATCCAGTCCAAACACCTTTCTGTGATAGTCGGTCTTTTTGGCGAGCTCCTCCTGCATCAGGCCGTAAAAGCTCTGCTTTGCAATTTTGCGCCCGCTGCCCGCGCTCTGGTTCAGCGTCTTGAACGGTCCGCCCGTCCCGACTTCTTTCATCTTTTCCGTCGGCTCCGGGTTCTTGCCGTTCATCAGCATACAGAGGTTATACTCGTTCGGCCGGAATCCGGGCAGGCCGTCGATGCCGCAGCAAGTCATGCTGTCGCCCATTGCGCGGAGCCTGTTCTCGCCGCTGTAGAATTTCAGGCCGTACCGATGGCACTCCGCCTTGATGGCTTCAAAATCGTGCCGGAGGCGGGGCAGCGGATAGCAGAAGTCGCCGCCTATTTTCGTCATGCCGGGTTTAGCCTTAAAGAACTTCATGCCCTCCACGATGACGCCGTAGGCTCCTGCCTCCGCGATGCGAGGGATGTTCTTCATAACGTCATGGAACACCTCGGGCATATACGGCTGGATGCGGACGATGGTGCGCTGCACTCTGGCCGATACCGTCTTGAGGATGGAGAGCCGCTCCTCGTAGCTGGGCGTCCCGCGTTCGAGGCGGTCGTACTTGCTGCATACCATGCTGATTTGCAGCACACAGTTGCACTGCGCCAACAGGTCGAGGTACTCCGGGTCCGCAACGAGGCGGCCCTTTGTGCTCACCACAAACGGGTATTTCGTCTCCGCCAGCAGCTTGAGGCATTCGTAGCTGGCGCGAATCTGCTTTTCGACCGGCTGGAACGGGTCACTCATGCCGCCCCAGTGGATAGGGATGTTCCAGTCGCACCACTCCGTTTCGTTGCCGCGCTTGCCCTCAATAAAGGAGCGCAGGCCGTCCACGCTTTCGTCGCGCTCGATGTGGCTGATGTCGTTTTTCTTCTGTGCGAAGCAGTACCGGCAGCCGTGTGAGCAGCCGCGATAGGTGTCGAAACGCACAGGCAGGTTGCAGAGAATAATCTGGCTCCCGCATTTGCAGCCCATTAAATCTCACCTCTAATCTTCTGGACGATGACGGCAACAAGGTCCTCTTTGCCGTTGTCCTTTATGTACTCTTTCAGGACGTCGCGGTCCTCCGCGCTGAACTTAAGCGAGATGTTGAACGTCTCCTCGATGCTCTTGAGCTCGCTGTCGAGAAAGTCGCCGTCTACGAGAGCGTCCACGTTGTTTTCGAGGCCCTCGATTTCGTACAGGTCAAATCCCGTCTCCGGGGCCGCGTCGCCGAGGCCGTCCAGCAGCTCCTTGAGCTTTACCTCGTCCCACTCGCCCGTCACTTTGTTCATGGCGATGTTGAGCTGCTTCTCTGCGGTCTCGTCGAGGTCAACAACAGAAACATCCGTCTCGGTGACGCCCTCGTTCATAAGCACGGTGAGACGCTGGTGGCCGGACACGACACGGTTCGTGCGCTTGTTCCAGATTACCGGGACTACCACGCCGAACCTGTCAATGTTCCTCTTGAGCTTCTCGTACTCGTCATCGCCGGGCATAAGCTCCACGCGAGGGTTATACTCCGCGCGCTCCATGTCCGCGATTCTCTTTTTGATAATTTCCATCAGATAAGCCCCTTTGCCTTGTTCACGAGCAGCTGCGCCAGCTCAACCTTGCCTGCGGGGTTCTCGTCGATGTACTTGTCCATCGCCTCGTGAACCTCCTCGGGCAGGGTGAATGTCATGGTGTAGCTGTTCGGCTCGCTCTTTCCGGTGTCGGAGAAGTCCTCGTTCAGCAGGTCCTCGATGTGGTCGTATGTAACCTTGAGAGCATCGAGCTCCCAGTCATCAAAGCCGGTGAGGGCCATTTCGCCCTGCTCTTTCAGCTCGTCCAGAATCGCGGTGAGCTTCTCGTTGTCCCACCGGCCGGAGATTTTGTTGAGCGAAACATTGAGGATGCGCTCCTCCTGCTCGTTGAGCTCGACCTCTACCACCTGTACCTCGGTGTAGCCTTTCTGCACCAGCACCTTGAGCCTCTGGTGGCCGCCTACGATGTTGCCGGTGGTCCGGTTCCATACGATGGGCTCAACGTAGCCGAAGGTCTCGATACTCCGGGCCAGCTTTTCGTACTGCTTGTCGCCCGGTGCGAGGTCTTTCCTCGGGTTGTAGTCCGCCGGATGGAGGTCGCTCACCGGCAGAGTGATAATTTTCATCTGCCGTTCCTCCTTGACCCGTTTTGGGTCGCTCCTGCGCATAAAAAAGAGGAGCCGCCCTGCGCAAGGCGGCTCCCGTCAAATAGGAGAAAAAATTATGGGTTTAGGGGATTTCTTTTTACTGTTGGTATTCTACATTTTGTAGTTTAGCACTCGTATAGTGCCTTGTCAATGCCGTGTTTTTGCCCCGAAACGGGTCGTCCGTCTCGTGCCGTCAGGCTTTCTTGATGCCGTCAATGCCGAAAATCAGGGCGGAGAGTGTAGCGCAAGCCGCGTCCACATCCTTGTAGACCGTCCGCTTGTCGATTTTTTCCCGCTCCGCTACGGCCGTCGGTGAGAGCGGCCGGTCTCTCAGGTAGAGGGCTTCGATGACGCGGTAGTGCCTCTGCTCGCCCTCGTCTACGCTGTTTTCACAGACGACCTTGTAGATTCCGAGCATCCTGTTCACATGGCGCATGATAAGCTGCGTCCGGGCTGCCGACTTCATAATGCTCTCGACCTTGAGGTTCTCCTCGAGCAGCTCGTCCAGTGCCTCCACGATTTCCTCGACGCTCTCCTCTCCGGTGGCCGCGCTGGCCGCGTCGTATACTGCGTGGGAGCAGTTGGCGTTGAGCACGGTATAGTTCCGCAGCAGGAGCTTGGTATTGCGGAATCTCCGGTCGCTCCGGCCGTCCCGGAACTTCTTGCGCTCCTGCTCCACGGCCTTGATGCTGGCCTCCGCTCCGAGGCGGGCAGCGTCCGTCACAGCGGCCTCGACGCTCTCCTGTATCTCTTTCCCTAAGATGGCCCGAACGGCAGCGACAGCCGCTTTTGCCGCCACCTCTGCGGCCATCATCACAATTTCCTGCTCAGTCATCGTGCTCCTCCTCTTTGTTTCCGTCCGGCAGTTCGTCGAGTGTGGCCCGTGCGATTTTTGCAAAGCGTTCGCAAACTCCCGCCACTTCGAGTGCGGAGACGCCGCATTTCTTCATGGCCTCGTTGAGCTTGCCCGCGCTGTCCTCCGTGACGGGGACTCCCATAAACGAGAATATCGGGTTTTCCATGTTCGGCTGCTCCCTCCGTATTTCGCAAACCGGAATAAAGCGTTCCGGCGTCGTCCAGTTCATAAAGCGGTTAAATCTGTACACGGCCGCGCGCCACTCTTCCGTCTCGGGCTGCGTCCCGTAGGGCATCCCGCAAAACGCCGTGAGCACATCGCTCACGTTGGAAAGCGGGTTGATGTCGTACATCGTCGGGATGCCACGCAGTAGGTCCGGGGTAAATCCCGGGCCAAACCGCACGGCGTACTCCTTGATGTCCGCCTCCGTGACGTAGTTCCTGCCGTATCGCTGCTTCATGCTGCGCCAGACCGTCCACGGGATTCTGTATACCCGCAGCCCGTCGAATGTGGCAACGATGAAGCAGTGCGCGCCGAGGGCTGTGTAAGAATCGAGCTTTTTGACCTGCTCCGGTAGTACACGGTCTTTGTTTAGCCTGCCCGTCCCGGTGCTCTTTGCCTCGAACATCACCGCGCGGCCTCCGAGCATTACGCCTTTGAAATCCGGTTCCGCCTTTTTGGTATACACCGCGCGGAACTGCCCCGACTTGTTCGGCTGGCTCACCGGTTTCATCGGCTCCGGCGTCTTGCTTATGTCGGCTCGGCCCGTCTCTGTCAAAAGAGCGCATGAGGCTTCTATCTGTTCTTCCAGCCTCCCGCCCTGCGCGCGGCTCCGCGCTCCCTGCAAGGCCCGGAGCGGGTCCTTTACCGGGCCGCTCATTCGAGGTAGCCCTGCTCTCGGGCGAACTCTGCGATTTTGTAGGCGGTCGCGCTCTTGATGCCCTTGCACTCTCCGGCGTCGAGTTGTTCGAGGAGCTGCGGCAGGGTCTTGCCCGGGGCCGGGGTCGATGCGCGCTGGGCCTCGGCTTCGGAGTAGCCGGTGTTGTAAGCCTCTTCCCGGATGTGGTCGATGTGCTCCACGAGCTTGTCGTCGGTCATCTTGCGCAGCTTCACGGCGCGCTCATGTACATTCTTCTCCTCGCCGGTCATCCGGCAGTTCCTTTTCTTCACTGGGCTCCCTCTCTTTCCAGCCGCTTGCAGCGGCCATTCTCATAGGCCATGCACTTCTCGCCGATGCACTTGCCAAACCTGTCCTTGTAGCTCTCCGCCACACGGTCCTGCGCTGTGCGCCAGTGCTCTCGCGTGAGCTTGCGCATGAACGGGCAGAATCTTGTTTCTTTACTCATGCGCCATCTCCCCCTCAAGCATCTTGCACCGGCCGTTGTTGTAGGCCATGCACTTCTTTTCCGAGCACCAGCCGAAACGCTCCGTTGTAATCTCGGTCCGGCTAATCCACGAGTAGCTCACTTCCCGTTTCGTGCTTTTCTTGTACGGGCAAAACATACCATCATCGCTCATTGTGCTGTCTCCTATAAAACATTCATGTGAAGCGGCTGCCCGGTGGCAAGCTGCCGATGGACAAACTCACGCTCGAGGCAGTTACTCACCATAACGAGGGCTCGCAGCTCTCCGGGGAGAATCTTGCTGTCGAGATAGAGCCGCTCAATTTCCGGCCCCCGCGCGTGGAGCTCCCGGATGGCCGCCTCCGCGTCCTCCCACTCGGTCAGGTCGTACAGCTCGCCGAGGGCCTTGTCGAACTCACTCTTTTCCGGCATTGTCCGCTCCTCCTCGCAACGCTCTCGCCGCCACGCTCATAAGATTTTTGAATGAGTGGACCGTCATCCCCATAACACAATCTCCAACCCGAAAGCTGCAAGCGTTAGCACCGAGCGCGTCCAGCTCTTTAGCGATGTCCTCGTTCGTCGAGCCATCGAAATGAGGCGAGTGGTTTTTTTCGTGCTCCAAGCACTCCTCCTCGTCGTAAAACTCGAGGCGGCAATGTTCGCAGATGTATAAATCAACATTCCGGTGTATCATCTTTGCACCCCTCCTTCTTTGCTGCTTCTTTGTCCAGATTATCCTTGAGCCGGTCGAGCTTGTCCCATACGATTTTCGTGATGTTTACCAGCTCGTGAGGGTTAAAAATTGCGAAGAGCTGCACCAGCATGATGAAAACATCAGCGGTTTCCTCCTCGATGTTCGAGTACACTTCCTGCGTCTCCCGGTTGAACGGGGTGTCATACTTGAGCTTGCACACTTTGAGCTTACAAAGGGCTTTAGTGAGTTCCGACATTTCCTCCACAGCTTTGGTGAGCTGGGCGTCTTTGCCGTAAGTGCCGATGGCGCGGTCGATGGTCTGCAAGCCCTCCGGCATAATCTCCGGGATGCGCGCGTCCTCGTAGTGCTTGAGCTTGTCGCGCAACGAGGCGAGAGCCCACGAGAGAGTGTAGTGCTCTGCCAGCAGGCCCTCGATGGTCTCCGGGCCGTCGAACAGGTGCTCGCACAGGGTCATGTCGAACTCCTCTGGCGTCCCCTCTGTGTCAATATCTGCGTTGTGCGCCTTGATAAGCTGCTTCATGAAGTCGTTGAGGCTGATGCTCCGGCTGGGCATCTGCACCCATCCATCCTCGCCGCGCACGAACAGGTTGAGAGCCTGCGAGTAATTCCCATCCGGGGTGTCGGTCGTCATTCTTCTCTGCGGAAACATAAATTTTGTCCTCCAATTTTCAAATTTGATGGTTAAAGATTGAAATACACTTGAATTGTTTTTATTCCCGCCTCTCCTTCTCCTGCAGGCCCTCGTCGATGACGCTGAGGTCATAGCCGCTCTGGACGAACTTCATGCACAGCTCGTGTTTGATGCCGTTGCCGAGATAGGTGTAGATGTACTCCATGTCCTCCTGCGTGAAATTGGTGTCAAGCAGCTTGTTGATGCCATCAAGATGCTCCTTGCGCAAAGGCTTCGAGTAACCCTTGCTTGCCAAACGGGAGCAATTCTCGATGATTTTGACTTTGAACTCGTCCGGGGTGCTGCAGTGGTTGAGGTTGATGTATGTGTTCGTCCTCGGGACGAGAATCAGCTCGAAGTTCATGGTGACGTAGGCTTTCGGGAAAGCGCGCTGAATCTTCCCACACCACGGGGCTGCGAACGGGCTAAACCACGGCAGCATATAGCTGCGGAGTTCCTGCTGGCTGACTGCTGGGGCGTCCTGAATGTGGTCGATGCAGCACTCAATGGCCTCCCGCTCTGCGAGGCTGTCCGCCTCCTCGAGCCAGCCGTGGAATACACGGACGATTTCCTCTGCGTTAATCGGTTTCATGTTGCTCCTCCTTTGGTGGCGTAGGCCAATCCATCCAATATTTGACCTGTTCTGGGCCGAGTATCTTGGCTTCCTCGCCTCGAGCGGTTCCCCGTTGCCAGTTCATCACTCGAACGTCTCCAAACCATGTTTTTACATAATACGCCTTGTATGGTTCGCAGCATCCATCCGTTACAAGAAACGGGCCTGCATAGTATCCATCTTCTTCGATACATGGTACGTCGTTTTTCGCGTCATGCCACGGCCACTTTTTCTCCGACTGCGTCTCCATCGCAATGAGGTGAATCTGCTGCGTGAGCACTTTCTGCATGGCATCGAGCTTGTCTTTGTCCACGCGGAGGTTGTATACCCGCTGCTCCTCGGCCGTGGCGTTTTCGATGACCTCCATAACCTTGTCGATGGTGTTATAGATGACGAGGTTGTCCCGGGCGTTCTTCCCACCTGTCACGTTGCCAGCGCAGCTCAACTGCCAGTTCAAAAGATACCGACAGAGCTCGGTGGCGTCTATAAGTTTCTTTTCACTCACGATTCTTCCTCCGTTCCGTCCTCAAGCCCGACCCCGCAATAGGGGCAATACTTGTAATGCCCGATAACGTGAGCACCGTACTCCCAGCCAAGACAATGATTGCAGCCATCGCAGAACACGCCGTCTTTGGTTTCTGGTACATATCCACGGATGATGTGTGCCGTGGGCCGCAGCGTTTCCGGGTCAATGGTCGGAGCCGTCTGAATCAGCCCGAGTGGAACCGCGTGACACGCAGAGCCTTTCGGCCCGGTGATGTAGATGGCCTTTTCTTCCAGCGCGGTGGCGTCGATAAGCCTCCTCTCACTCATTTGTCAGTCCCTCCATTTTGTATCCGCATCTGCAGCAGTAGACATGGTCTGTGTGCCTGTCGAATGATGTAAATGTTTCGTGGTGGCCGCAGTTTCCGCACTTGCACTCTGCGCCGTCCGCCATGAGCCGAACGACAATCCATTTTGCGGTCGGTCGCAGGCTTTCCGGGTCGATGGTGGGCTGTTCGTTCACAACCCACTCCATGAAACCGTAGCCTATCTTTAGGTTCGCATTGTTAAGAGCATTGCCAAACGCAATTAAAAGTTCGTCCGCGTCAATGAGCCTTTTTTCTGCCATCCGTGATAGCCTCCTTTACAAACCTCAAGGCGCGTTCTTTGAGCGGGATGCGCCAGCAGAGCCTCCTCTTTCCGGCGTTCAGATTAGATGTCACCGGCATAACACCGACGACCTCGATTTCGTCGCACTCTTGGTGCTTCACTCGCCCGGCCTCGTGCCCGAGGAACTCCGCCTCTTTTTGGTCGTCCGCCATTACCGCGACGCCGAAGTAGCAGGTGGAGCTCTCTGTCCTGCCCTCAAGGAACACATCATACCTCGGCATCCGGTTCCTCCTCGTATTGGTGGACATCGACGAAGATAGCTTTCTTCCACGGGAGCGCGTTATACGCCGCCCGCGTCTCCTCCTCCGTCATGTTGTCCACGAGCTCCGGGTCATAGTGTTCACAGAGGACGTCGTTCATCTCTGAAATATCGTCCTCCCGGTAGTAGGTTCTCTCTCTGCCGATGACGAACTCCTGAACCGCGCTCTCTCCCCATGAGCCAAGCCAGCAGTAATACTCGTCGCCGCTGACCACGTCCCCATCTACACAGGGGATGACCGGGAGCTCCGGGTTTGCCTGCATAAGCTCGAGGAGCTGCGTGAGCTTTTCGCTCTGTTTCATGTCATTCCATCCTTTCTTTTCCGGGGCTCCGCCCGGGTTGCTTTCTGCTCGGCGGCCTTGTGCCATACATAGGCCGCAACAACTATTACTGACAAGGCGACGGCCGCAAAGGAAAGCCAGCAAGTTAAGGTTTCCAGCAGGTCGTCAAGCTCTAAAAGAACCTCGTACATAGTCACCAATCCTTTACCTGAATTTCTTCTTGAAACTGCGCACGATGGCCCGGTGCGTCCACCTACGGCAGTAGGGGTTTCGGACGCTCCCGTCGTACTCCTGTTTCATCTTCTGGTATGCCGCCTTGTTCTCCGCATACCGTTCGCAATGGTCGTGGCATCCCGGGTGTCTGTCCGGGCACTCTTTCGGGCAGATAGTCATAAGCCGAGCATGACGCTGGCCCGTTTCCGGGCGGCCGTCATGGTTTCGTCGTACTTTGCTGCGCTGTATACGGCGAGCGGAGCCACTGCCCGTCCCGCTCTGGCCCTCCTGAATATCTCCGAGTAGACAGCGGCCGTCTCGTATACGCTGGGGCCTCTGCCCGGGGTCGAAAGCATCCCCTTACGGTCGTCGGTGTCGGTGACGCGGAGGTCCTCTTTGAGGGCGTCCTGTACGCATCTGCGCAGACGGTCGAGGGCGAGGTCCTTATCCTCTTTTTCCCACTCGAGGTACTGCTTGTAGTTGTTCATGGAGTTCTGCTTGAGGCGCGCCAGCCGGTCTTTCCCGTAGCCGAACGTCTCGTGACAGGTTGCCGCCATAACAAGCCACGCGATTTCTGCGCCCTGATTACTTGCCATGCGGAGCTGCTCCTCCCGGCGTCCTCTCGGAGCTCGGTCAACCGGTAGCCGAACCTCAAAATCACAGATGCCTTTGAGGTTCTCCCTCATGGCATCCGTTGCGTTCTTGCTGCTGCCGTAGAGGATGGCCGTCTGGTATTTTTTCTCAAAAGCGTCCATCTCGTTACACGCCCGCAGGAGGCGGGACGCGCCAATGCCGTCGTCTTGGTGCATGGAGACGACGATGCACCACATAAAGAGCTGGGCGGAGCGGTCGCGCTGGTCCTCGCGCTCCTGCTGGATGTTGTGTGTAAGCACTTTCATCATCCAGCCCTCCTCACGTCGTATAGCAACGCTTGGCCGGGTTCCACGTGAGCTTCGGGATGCTCCGGCCGCAAACGCAGGAGAACTTCTCGTTTACGATTTCGGCGTCCTCGACGTTCGTCCGACCGTAGCTCACTTTCTTGCAGTCCGGGCAGGTGAACTCGAACCGCGCCAGCGCATCCAGCGGGATTTTTGCGCCGCACTTCCGGCACTCGTTCGTCATTTGCGGTTCGCGCAAGAACTGTACAAACTCGTTCTTGCATTTCGGGCAGCGCAGGTACATGAGGCCCTTGCGCCGGGGCAGTGGTGGGAGCCAGCTTACCGGCTTCTCGGGGGGGGGGCTTTCTTGTCCGCCGTGGAAACTACCGGGGCTGCCTGCTTCGGCTCGCTGGTGACGCTCTTTTCCGCCTCCGGCGCGCTGTCGCCGTCGTACAGCGTCGTGGTCTTGGCGATGGTCTCGAGCGTTTTGAGTGCGGTCTCGAGCTCTGCCGGGCTCTTGCCGGTCAGCGTCACGCTGACATCCGGTTCTCCCTGAAACTTGAAAATTTCCATTGAGACTTCAAACTTCGTACTTGCCATGTTTCTATTCCTCTCCAAAATGATATTTTGTTACCGCAATAGGAAACGGCTCAATTTCGCTCGCCCAAAGGCAGCTTCCTTTGCCGTTGAGCTGCTCCCAAATGTACGGAAAGCCTCCGATGCCGTCAAAAAGACTGGCCATTGTGGCATCTCGCTCGTAAATCGCGCACAGCCGCTTGAGCACCCACTTCCAAGGTGGGATTGCGATGCTGTTACCGAGGGCTTTATACCGCGCTGCGTCGCTGCTCTCCGGGTGCTTTTTGCCCTTGCTATCAACCCAGCTACCGATATCGGTCCACCCATCCGGGTAACCTTGCAAGCGTTCACATTCAAGAGGTGTAAGGCGTCTAACGATGCCTGCGTAGCATACCTGCCTCGAGTTGGTTCTCCCTCCATCTCCCGGGTTTGTGAGCGCATACATCGTGTCAGTCATCGTCTCGCAATTTCTGCCGTCCTTCCTCCCGCGCTCCGTAAAGGCAATGGCTGTCTTTGCAAACACGATGTGCCTATCGGCTGCCGTCAGCGTCGGCGACGGGTCTCCGGGTTTTCCTACACCAAGACCATTACCGGCTCCGTCCTGATTTCGAGTTGCTCCGCCACCTTGGAACCTTGTAGCTTTATCGTTTATAGGAATTGCATCAACAACGACTTCGCGTTCCACCCCGCTCCGCATCCCACAGCCCTTGTAGTAGCTCGCGTCTAAAGTTCCTGCCACGTTAGCGTTTTTAGTGGTAATAAGCGACGCATCTAAAGCGGGGTTTCGATATTCAAGAGCGAAGTGGCTGCTGATTCTCTTTGCTAAAATCGTTCCGGATACCCCTTCGCTGACGTTGTAGCTTCTGCAATCCACTCCACTCGCAATCACTTGCGGTTCTGGCTCTCCGTTCCGTCGGGCTCGCTCCATTCCCGCTCTGCCTGCATTTCCAAAGTTGCTTTCAGGAGAGCAGGAATTTCTTTCTGCCGTCGCTCTGCTCTCGTCAGGATTCCACGACACGCTTTCCCGCTCAAATAATATTTCGGGTGCGGTTCTTCCTCCAAAATCTGCCACAAGCGAGATTCTCCGTCTCCGTTGTGGAAGAGGCTTATCGGGTGTTCCCCAAAACTGAGCGTCGAGAACTCTCCACGCAACGCTCCATCCGTCTCCCATGAGGCATCCGCTTGTGGGCCATCCTTTCGCAGGGACAGGAACAGGGGGGGCTTTCGGTTCAGCGACGCGGACGGTTTCTTCGAGAACTGCCTCAAAGTCTCTGCCTTTGTTAGAGCTGAAGGCTCCGGGGACATTTTCCCAGACCATGTATCTTGGTCGAATAGCGTCATTTGTTTTTCCTCTTGCTGCATCTGCCTTTCGCATCTCCTTTACCAAACGAATCTGCTCTATAAACAGTCCAGAGCGTTCGTCCTTTAGTCCGGCTTGTTTGCCCGCAACGCTCAAGCCCTGACACGGGCTGCCGCCTATAACAACATCCACTGCCGGGACAACGTAGCCGGACAATTTTGTTATATCTCCGAGGTGCTTCATCAGGTTTCAACCTCCTGCGCTACAGCTCCCAGTAGCTTACAGCGTGTAAGCATCATCCTCTCGAGCGAGGACTGGTACTTCTGAACCGGCTCCGCAGAGCACTCAAAGCAACGTCCGGCGTACCGCCATGTGCCGCCCTGCCGCTTGAATGTCAGGTAGGTCGGCCGCCAGTGTCCATTGGCGTCCTTTGCGGTGCTGATTTCTCCGCCCACCTGCAACAGGCCTACGCGGTTTGTGCGTGGCGGTAAGACGTTAAGAAAGTAGTCAATCAGGTCTGCGTCTACCTCGTCGCCCGGTTCGAGATAGTCCTCTGCGGTCGGCAGGCCGCTCTCAAACCATTTCTCGAGCGTCTTGAGGCCGGTTCCTGCTGCCTCTGCGCGCAGCCTCTCGACCTCGTTAGCGATGAGCAACATCTGTGTGTTGCTCAAGAAAATGTCGCTGCCATCATCGAGGTGGAGATAAACAGCATTTGCTTCAAGGAACAGCACCGGGAGGTCGAGATAAGTCGTTACCGCTCCGCTCCTGTCCACTACCGGGATACAAATGCGCTCGCGGGCGTCTCGTCCGCCCCTGTGGTAAAGTATCCTGTCGAATGCGTACCTGCGGCAGTCGCATTTCTCGGTGCAATATTTGACAACGTCGTCCGGCCACAGGCCGATAATCGTAAGTCGCTTCATACTGTCCTCCTCAAACGTAATCGGCGTACCGGGTGCTGATGCTCTGCACCCACTCTTTGTCCAGCTTGTTGAGGTATGTGCTCCACGCCTCCTCGTTACTGTTCCACCACCATTTCCGGCTCTTGAGAGCCACAATAAGCTGCTGCCGGGGCTTCATAACGAACTTGATGTACGCCCGGTCGCCCATCGTGTAGGCGACGAGATTCTCGTCCTCGAAAAACTTCTGCCGGTTCAGGTTTGCGAGTTTGCCCTCTTTCCCGGCCGCGTAGAGCTTGGCGATGACGCTGTTCTTACGCCAGCGGTACTTTTCATGGAGCTTCTCGTAATACTCCATGAAGAGCTCCGGGTCCTTGTTGGCGAGCTCACACAGGCTCGCGGTAGGATTAAGCGTCGGCCGCTCGATGCAGAATTTGATGTCATCGACCAGCCGCGCAATCTCCTTTGCGTTCTTGTCCTCGATGCGGCCCTGCCAGACTTGCTCCTGCAGGCCGTTGAACCACTCCACGAACTCAGAGGAAAGGCGGAGAATGGTGTAGCTGTGGTCCAGCTTCTTTGCGTTGTACCGCGCCGGTCCTGCGACGGCGACGCTCACATGGGCTGCCTCGTGCCGGAGCTGCTCGCTCCACCGGGTATAAATCTGGTCCACGATTTTCTGCTTGCGGCTGTCCGGGATGTTCCAGCTCATAACTTTCTGGCAGTAGACCTCGTACTCGTGGGCCGAAATATCGCCGCGCTGGCCGCTCATGCTATTGCTGTTCGCCCGATGAATGAGGCTCTTGTCCAGCTCCTTGATTTTCACGTCACTCATGGCCGTCCTCCTCCGGTGCCAGCACCAGCTCGTAGTCCGAGACCTGCTGCGGGTCGAGCGGTGCGGTGTATTCGATATATCCCCACGCGGGCCGGTCGATGTCCTTGCAGTACGTCCGGCCCTCCTCGAAGTTGACGATTGTGGTAATGCTCTCTCCGGGTTGTTTCGGGAACGGGATGCCGCCCACCATCAGCGGGCGGAGGGTGCTGTAATACCTGTAAGCCATAATTTTCTTTCTGCCTCCTGTAATTCAAATGCGAGCTCGTCAAGCTCTTTTTGGATGTCCTCTGCATCTTTGGCAAGCCTCCGCGCGCCCGGCACATCCTGTCTGCCGTTCGCTCTTGCCTCAACCCACATTTCGATATGCTCGTCCGGGTCAAAGTCGTCCGAATAATCCAGAATCTCGTCCGGGAAGTTCTCGACATTCACGCAGACCAAGAAATCTTCTCCGGCCGGTGACCACCACTCGAGCTCCACGCGGCCGTCGTCGGTGTAGCCGCTGACGCTCCACTCGCGCTTCTCGAGAATATCCAAATACTCCTGTCTCAATTCAGGCATTTCGTCTGCCTCCTCCTGCTCTGTAATCGGCCCATGCCATTGTGATGACCGTCGAGACCTCCCGCAGGCGGCTTATGATGGCCCGTGCTTTCGTGCCGTCGCCGCCTTTCGGGGTGAGGGCTCGCACCAGCTCGTCGGCGTTGTAGTTCGTCGTTATGATGGTCGGTTTCATGTCCTCGTACCGGTCGTTGAGAATGGAGTACAGGGTACTCACGCTCCATTCTGTACACTGTTCCTTTCCGAGGTCATCCACAATGAGCAAATCGGCCGTTTTGTACGCCTTGAGTATCTCGTACTCGGTGGCGTCTCCGCTGTCGAAAGCCTCCTTAATGTCGGCCAGCAGGTCGCCGGACGTCTTGCAGACGACCGGGACGCCGCAGCCTATAAGCTGCAAGGCGATGGCGGCCGCGAGGTGCGTTTTGCCGGTCCCGTAGGTTCCCTCTATGTAGAGGCCCTCGCCGCGCTCTGCGCGCTGTGGAAAGCTGTCTGCATAGGTTTTGGCCGCGTCATAGCACCGCCGCCGCTCCGGGGTGTCCCGGATGAAGTTTGCGAACGTCCGCTGCTGGAAGCGTTTCTTGATGCCGCTCCTGCCGAGCAGCCTCTCGATTTTGGCGCGCCGTTTGGCCTGCGCCGCCTCTTTCTCGGCCTCCGCCTTTTGTCTGGCCTCCTCCGCGTCCGCCTCCGCCCACTTTGCCTTTGCTCGGTCACAGGTGCATCTCTGCGGGAACGGGGCGAACATTAGAACCGTTCGTCCAATCACGAGAGCCTCGTGGTACAGTTTCCGGCCGCAGAACTCGCACTCGACCGGCTCCGGGATTTCGCGCTGGCAGTTGTAGCCACCAGCCAGAATATCCTTGCTTGTCGGCCGTCGGTGCTGGGCGGTCTCAACCGAACGAGCCGAATCCGCCGGACGGAGTGAATCCAGAATAGCCGTCAGCGTTTCCACGCTGCTCACCTCCTGTGTAGTCGTTCATGTAGCCTTTTGCATTAAGCCAGCTTGCCGGGTTTGGCGTGAATTGCCGCTCCCTGAACCGGCTGTCATATTTCTTTGCGGCCTCAACCGCCGCGATGATTCTGTCGGTCGCCGCGTCGTCCGGTTCCGGGTTGATTTTGGCCCACGCCCGCTCTGCCGTGGCCCGGTCTACCTTCTTCGGATAGGCCGCGTAGAAGCGGTCAAACCGTTCGGCCTGCTCTGCCGAGAGGCTCCCGGCTTTACGCCGGGGAGCTTTCGGTTTGTCGTGCTCCTCCGGCGCGGGCTCCGGTACGGTCGGTTGCGTTCCCTCCGCCTCTGTGGCCGCTGCGGGCTCCTGTGCAGGGCTTTCCACCCTGCGGCCGGGAAAGTTATCGACCGACGGTTTCGTCGGTGCTGCGGTGCGCTTGGAGTAAAGCTGGCGGAGGTTCTCAAGGAGGGACTGCACCCAAATGACGCGGCAGCTCTCCCACAGCTCCTTGTCCACCTTGCCCATGGAGGCGAGCGTGTTCAGGATGGCCTCCGCCGTTTCGGCTGTAACTCCGGTGACGGCGAGTAGGTACTCCCATCCCATCCTGTCCCAGCAGTCGTAATACTGGCCGTCTGCCGCGCAAAGAAGTTCGAGCAGCTTAAACCAAAAGGCATACCCGTCGTTTCCCCAGTTCTTTTCAAGGATGAACTTTGTCCGGCTCTTTTCCCCGACGTAATGGGGGAAGTAGTCGGCGGTCTGCCTGTTGCTTCTTCCCAAGTCTCGCACCTCCTTTCTGCTGGTGATTTCAAGAGTAGATGACCTTGCTGCCCTCCGCCGTCTTTACAACGTCAACGGCCTGCGGGAAACGGGCTTTCATCTCCGGGTCGTGAGTGATAGCCATTATCTTGAGCGAGGAATACCGTTTCTGGATGGCCTCGAGGGCGTCACAGTAGGCCTGTACGCCCTTGTCGTCGAGGAACGGTGGTTCGTCAATAAACAGGAATCCGAGCTGCACTCCTGCGGTGCTGCTCTTGAGCTCCGCCAGCGCAAGGATGACCGAGAGGGCCGCCTTAACACGCTCGCCGCCGGAACGGCTCATGTAGGGCAGGGCTCCGGTCGCTGCGTCGTTCACGATGACGTCCAGCGCGGTGACCTCTTTCTTGCTGTTGCTCTTGAGGGTCTTTTCCATGCGCATCTCGATGCTCATGTGTCCGCCTGACATCTGGCCGATAATGCTCGTCGCGGTCGCCTCGAACAGCGGGACGATGCTGCGGACGATGTTATGCGGAATGCCGTCCTGAGAGAAAGCCCGCTTGAGCTCCTCGTATCCCGCTGCAAGCTGGCCCTGTTCCGTCACCTGACGGCGAAGGACTTCGAGCTTTGCCTCTGCCGTCTCGATTTCTTCCATCTGCCTGCGGCTGTGTCCGGCCTGCTGGTCCAGCTCTTCAATACGGATATTGTCCACCGTGAGGGCTGCATCCGCCTCCGCGTACTGTTCCTTGAGCTCGTCAACATCAGCCTGCGCCTTTGCGAGGGTCAGAATCTCCGCATTGATGCCATCAATCGCCGTCCGGGTCTTTTCTGCGTAGGTCAGGAGCTCCGTGAGGCGGGTCTGCGCTGCGCTCTTTTTAGCCTCCGCTGCCGGGAGCAGCTTTTCCAGCTCGATGTATTTCTTAACGTCCGAAAGCTGTGCTTCAATGCTGGCGAGCTCTGCTGCGTTCTGCCGGAGCTTTTTCAGCTCGTCCTCAACGACGAAACGGTCTGCCTCGAGGTTCTCGATATTGGCCGGGATGGTTTCAAGCTCCTCGTCGATGGCCTTGATGCGCTCTTTAACTTCTGCGAGGCGTTCTTTCTGTGCCGTCAGCTTTGCGAACCGTTCCGAGGCTTTCCGCAGGTCTGCAACGAGGAAACGCTGGGCCTGCAAATCCTTTCGGCAGTTGAGGCCCGTTGCCTTTTTCTTTGCGGTCTGATACTCAGCGTCGAGCTGCTCGGTGCGCTCCTCGGCCTGCTGCCGGTAGGTTTCCAGTTCCGTCTCGGCCGCAGGCAGTTTCTTTTTCGCCTCCACTGCATCCTGCAGGAAACGGCACTCCGGGTTCTCGACCGGGCATCCACAGGTTTCAAGCATGATGGCTCGGGAGCGGATATGTGTGACCTCGTTCTCTTTTATGTCGAGCCATGTCTGTATCCGCGCGGTTTCTGCGTTCTTGGTTTGGAGCAGCTTCATGGCCTCTTGGTCTGCCGCGAGATACTGCTCGTCCTGTTCTTCCAGCGCGGTGAGCCGTTCGCTCGCTCCTGCGAGGTCTGCCGCTTTCCGCTCGAGCTCGTCATAGTCCGCGAGGGCCTGCTCATAGCTCCAACACGTTGCCTGTGCAGAAAGTTTTTCGGCCTCGAGACTGCCTTTCTTTTTCCGCTGGGCAGAGAGCGCGGCCATAACGTCCCGCAGCTTTTCTTCCTTGGGCTGAATCAGGGCCGCCGTTCCCAGCAGCTCCTCCCGCCGTGCGGAAAGTTTTCCGTAACTCTGGCTGCCCGCCTCTACCTCCTCGCGCTTATCGAGGAGAGCCTGCGCATCGGAAATCTGCGCTCTGCAAACAGCCTGCGCGCTGGCGTTCGCGTTCTTCTCCGCAATCCAAGAGCCGAGCTCGCTGGCGAGTTTTTCCGACCGCTTCTGCGCCTGCTTGGCAATGTCGAGCTTTGTCTGCGCCTCGCTCATGGCCTTTGTGTGGATGGCCCTGTCTGCTACCGCGCTGGCCTTTTCGACGGCCGTCTTGTTCATGGTTGCCTCGACTGTTGCCTTGTCCGGCATCGCTCGGCCGGTCTCCTCCTGCAAATCCGCGATGCGACGGAGCTCCCGGTTGGCGTCTGCTGCCCGGTTGGCCGCCATGCTCTCCATGCGGTCATAAATGCCGAGACCGAGGATGTTGCCGAGAATTGCCATGCGGTCCGCCTTGTCGGCCTGCAAAAAGAGGCCGTACTGGTCCTGCATGATAAGGCCGGTCGCCTTGAGCGTCAGGCTGTCCATGCCGATGGTGTTCTCGATGATGGCCTGCGTATCGCGGTATTTCTCCGCGCTGCGGTTCTGCCAGCTCTCGTCCACATACTCAGAGAGATTCAACGTCGCCTTGCCGCTCTTTGTGCGGGTGCGGGTAACGCGGTACAACTTGTCGCCGAGGTAGAATGTAAACTTGATGGAGCCGCTGCGGGCATCCGGGTCGTTGCAAATCCAGCCAGTGAGGTCGCCCTCCCGGGGCTCCTCAAAAAGGGCGTCCAGCATGGCGTCCATGAACAGGCTGGACTTGCCTGCGCCGTTTTCGCCGTTGATGGTGGCAAAGGAAATGCCGTCGTAGCTGAACAGCTCGTCGCGGTAGTTGCGGTAGTTCTTGACCTCTATCTCCACCGGCATAAACACGCCGGTCGGGGTCTCAAGGCGGCCTTTTTCCATTGCCTCCGAGATAATCGGACGGGCCAGCTCAATGATGCGCTGGGCGTCCTCCGGGCTCTTTTCCTTTTCTGCGAGGTACTCCGCGAGGTTCTGCTCCGGGCTGTTGTCGCCGTGGAGCTCGTCGCGGTTCACGCTTGTCGTGATTTCCTCCGGCGTGATTTCGGATACGTAAAACACGCCGCCGTCATAGAGCCTTTTCTCGAGGACGGCTTTGTTGAAAGCCTTGTTTGTCTCGTCCGAACAGGTATAGAGAACGCGGACGATTTTCCCCTTGAGGCGGTCAGGTACAACAACTCGCTCTGCACTCAGCATTGCGCGGACGTCGTCCTCTCCGAGGCGGATGGTCTCGAACTCCCGGTAGGGCGTTTCGACGTACTCGCTCCATGCCTCCCCGTCGTCGTCGATGTCGTGGATATAAAAGCCTCGCGGCTGATTCTCGTCGTTGAAGTTGAGGCCGGTAATGCTGCCGCAGTAGAACACTGCGCGGCCTGCCTCCGGGAGCTGCTGCGGCCGGTGGATGTGGCCCAGTGCTACGAGGTCGAAGTCTGCGGCTTTCAGGGTGTCGGGGTAGATGACGGGCTCAAACTGTGCAAAGAGCGCGGTCTGTCCGCTCTCCATGTTGCATCCCGGGACGGTGAAGTGCGTGGACAGGATACTCGTCACTCCGGGCTCGCACTGTGCCTTGAGACCGAGGACGACCTTTGCCAGCTCGTCTGTAAACACCTGCGTCTCCTCCTCCCGGGAGAGTCCCGGGTGCGCTGCCCGGTGTACGCCACGGTCAAAGCCCGGTATGCAGGCCACATCTACGCGCTGCCCGTGGTAGGTGTGGATGTGGAGTACCTCCGGCTCCGTTACGACGCTGACCGAATCATCTCCATAAAAGGCTGTCACCAGCATCTCGAACTGCTCCTCGCTGTCGTGGTTCGGCGTACCGCGCAGTACGACGGTCGGGGCCACGTTGGAAAGCCGCCGGATGTGGTCGATGGCCGTCCGGCTCTCGCGGAGGCCTCGGTCCGACCACACACGGGCCTGATGGAAGATGTCGCCAGAAACGACGATAAGGTCCGGCCGGTGCTCCTCCGCGTACATCGCCTGAAAATCGAGGCAGCGGCAGATGTCCTGAAAGCGGGCGTTCTGTCCTCCGACCTCCGGCCCGGGGAAACTTCCGATGTGCCAGTCTCCGGTGTGCAATACTTTCAGCATCACATATCCTCCTTGAGCAGCTCCTTGATGATGTCGTCGAGCTTGCCGCGCCGCGCTGCATCCTTACGAGACTTCGCGCCCTGAATATTCCGCATTTCATCTTCGGTCGGAACCTGCACAGAGCACTTGTGGCCGGTGCTGATGCTGAACGAAATGTAGTCCAGCGCGAGCTTTGCAAGTTCGGTGCGGTCCGGGCTGCGGAACGTCCCGATAGAACGGCTGAATCGTGCGCCGTTCGTGATAAGGATGGTCGCGCAGAGCCGAGTTTCGTGAGGGAGCGTTTCGCTCTCCTTGACCTCAAACATCACCACGTTGTCCGAATTGACGGCGACCATGCCGTCCTGCGAAAGAATCATCATAATCATTTCCTCCATGTATGGTTTCTCTGGCAGTCGCGGCAATAAGCCACTCCGCCGAAATGCTTGCGGCTGTACTCTGCTACGTCGAGGCCGACCTGCTTACCGCAGTCCGCGCAGAACTCGCTGTCGCCG